AGTGCTAGAAAGCAACTATACCGGCGACGCCACCTGGGGTTCGCGGATTTCTTTCACTGTCCCCGTAACCGAGCATGCTGACCTCTTGCAGTGGTGTGCTCTTGCTATTAAACCGGGTACATGGATTCCGCGTACCATAACAGATGGCTTGCGTCGTGATGATAAACACTGTTTCTTGCCGGATGATATTAGCGGCTCGTGGATTTACACTGACCGTCTTGGCTCAGTCATTATTGAAAAAGCCGAATTAGAAGTGGGTGGTATAACAATTGACACCATAACAGGAGACTGGGCAACTGTTGCTGGAACAGCTGGTTTAACAAGTGAAAAACTGGCTGCTTGGACAGATAGTATTATTGGGTCAGCCGCTCCCACTGAGCCTTTCCGTCGGCAAATGTTGATTTCTCCAACAGAAGATGGATATATCTACTGCTTTCTTCCCTTCTGGTTTGCTCGGCGTAAGAATACGGCTTTTCCTCTTGTTTCTATGCGTGACCAGCCTGTTCGCATACATATTACTCTGCGGCCCTTCTTGGACTGTGTGCGTATGTGGGATACTCCACGGGCTTCTATGACGGATTCGCCACTTGGAAAGACTTTTCGTTTCCGTAATTTTATATATGAGTGGCCTGTGTATGAGTCATGGACAAATCTGGGAGCTGCTCCTCTCTTTGAAGATGCAAAGATGATGTTCGGGGTTTCATATTTGGACGACAGCATACGGCCGTCATACCAGCAGCCGCATGAAGTGCTTATTGAACAAGTCATGACGATGAATTTTGCTGAGCCCCTTAAATATGCTATAACCATTGCTTCAGCTGATAGTATTCTAGTGGGTCTGCCCTTATTTGCACTGAATAACCCCATCCGGAGAATCTTCTTTTTTCTTCGTCGTAAAGCCATTTATCGCTATAATGAATGGACCAATTTTGGCTCTCGCTTAGAGGATGAAGTAGACCCAATCTGGTCCACGCAAAAACCAATGCTTCGCCGGGCGAAACTGCTAGTGGGTACGGTGGTTCTAGCAGACCAACCTGAATCATGGTGGCGTTATAGCGGATCGGTCAATCTGCCTGGTGCTTCGGAACTTTACAATCGCTACATTTATTCAATTGCTTTTGATGGCGACCGTGATTCATTTGGACCACAGGGCGGAACCCTGAATGCTAGCCGTACGGATATTCGGCTAGATTTGGAAGTTGAACCACCCAAATCAGCGGCAGGAATTAATACAGAATGGGAAGTGGTCGTATTCGGCGTGGGATTCAATTGGCTGCGTTTTCAGAACGGAATTGCGAATTTGCTTTACACGGATTAAAGCGTTGTGGAATAAGAATATTAATACAAATGGCCGAAGTTTCATTGCCGGTAAGTCTCGGAGAAGCTCTTGATAAACTAACTATTTTGGATATCAAGTGCACAAAAATCGCGGATGCGGAGAGGGTAGCAGCAGCTCAAAATGAGTATAATGTTCTTTTTGGAATGCTAAAAGACTATGTTTCTCAGTTTCCTTGGCATTATAAGATTCTGCGGGATGTCAATTTGTCAATTTGGAACCAGCAGGATAAGTTTCATGGACAGATGGCGAAGCCTACTGAGGTTGAACTTGGGCAGATTTGCTCGATAATCCTGGATGAGAATGACCGGCGTTTTCGCGTAAAGGCAAAAATCAACCATTTGGCGTCTTCCAATCTACGAGAAGTGAAGAGTTACGCAAAGAAGAAGGCGTTTTTATATGGACATCTTGGCCTCGGTGATATGTTCTGGCTCAATGGAGCTGTTCGGTATTTAGCGACTTGCTACGATGAGGTGTTGGTTGTCTGTAAGAAGAAGTATAAGGCAAATGTTGCTGCTTTGTATACAGATGACCCCACTATCAAACTCCATCTCATTGAGGACGATGCTGAACTTTTTCCGTTTGCTACCTTTCACAAAGGTCAGTGGGAAGCTAAGGGATATACCGTGTATGCGTGCGGGAATCATTTAATCAATATGTTTGCTCCACCCATGACACACTGGATTTATGACTTTCCCCTTTGTTTTTACGATGACATGAAGATTCCGCGGTCTGTTCGGGGTGACTATTTTTATATGCCCACGCACCCTGAAGCCGAATCACTTCTACGGCTAGTAAAACAATGGTCTCCACGGTATATCATAGTTCACCAGCAGTCCCAGAATAAGCGTATGGCAATTTGGGACAAGGTTTCTACAACTTCCAGCGACCCTATATTTGACTTAAATGAAAATCATTATCCGCTAGGTCATCCGTATTATATTATCGCAGATATGGTTGCCAATAAGCCGCTCTATGCTTATAAGCGTATACTGGAAGAAGCGGCTGAAATCCATTTGCTAGAAAGCAGTGTGTATTGTATGGCATCGCATTTGGATTTATCACGTGTTTTAGTTAAGAAATGCTACGACGCATTTGACTCTTCAAATGAGCGGATTGGTGTCTTTGAGACAGCACATCTCTAGAGCAACCGTTTAAAGTAGCCATAAATAAAAATATCAGGATACAAGGAATGGTTTGCAGTCATGTTGCTTTTATTACGGGAGTTTCGGGGCAGGATGGCTCGTATCTAGCAGAACTTCTGCTAGTAAAGGGCTACGAGGTTCACGGCTTTGTTCGGCGTTCTAGCAATCATCGGAATTTGTCGCGGATTTCGGCCCTCGTGGAAAACATGAGATTTTCCACTCATGTGGGAGATATGACTGATTCGGCTTCTATTCAAAATGTTCTATCGGAAATTTGGTGTTCCGTTAAGGATAGGACCGAAGTCTTTGAGATTTACAATTTGGCGGCACAGAGCCATGTGGGACAATCTTTCTCTATGCCCGAATTTACGGCAAAGGTGGATGGACTGGGACCGCTTTCTGTCCTAGAATGGATTCGGACACAGCCGACCGAGGATCGGCAGCGGATTCGCTTCTATCAGGCCAGCACGAGTGAACTCTTCGGGAAGGTTGCTGAATCGCCGCAAAATGAAGAGACTGCTTTCTATCCGCGGTCACCGTATGCGATTGCGAAACTCTACGCATACTGGATGGTGCGGAATTACCGCGAATCCTACGGAATTTATGCTGTGAATGGCATTCTGTTTAACCACGAATCACCGCGGCGGGGAGAAGATTTTGTTACACGCAAGATTACGCTGGCTCTGCGGGATATTGGGTTGAAGAAGCGGGAAGTACTTGAGATTGGAAATTTGGATGCTCAGCGGGATTGGGGACATGCTCGGGATTATGTGGAGGGAATGTGGCGTATCTTGCAGGCACCTGTAGCAGAAGATTTTGTTTTAGGAACGGGTGAACAACATTCTGTGCGGGAGTTTATTCAGAATGCTTGGAGAACGGGATTCCAAGAGGAACTTCGGTGGGTGGGCACGGGTTTGGAGGAGAAGGGTCTTGATTCCGAGGGTAAGGTGCGTGTTGTTGTTGACCCGCAGTTCTTCCGTCCTTCGGAGGTTCAGACTCTGCTGGCTGATCCACGGAAAGCATGGGAAAAGTTGGGATGGAAGGCAACGACGCCGTTTGAGAAGTTGGTAGAGGAGATGGTTGCTTCGGATTTGGCTTAATTATCACGCGTAAGTAGGAATGAAAGGTTGCTTATGCTGGCGGACATGTATATTGATTCTAGCAAGTCTGCTTGCTTTACTTGTTGTGGTACAGGGTGTTGTTGAGGGATTTGCTGCTACGTCAACGGGTACAATGATTCAACTTCGCACAAGCCATGTACGCACAAAGGAAGATGATGAGTATGAACGCAATGTTCTACCGCATATTATTAATCGGGATTTGATTCATATGACTGGACAAGGTATTTTTTGACCGAAGGGACTTTTTTAGGCAAAAATTGAGGCCTTTTTTTGTTAAGGTATATAAAACAAAGATGCCAAGATTTGTAAGAATTGGTAATGAAGTAATCCACATTCCTTCACTAGCAAATGTATCTATGGGTACAACATGTTTGGGAGCTCCATTCTTGTGCTTCTATTATCATAATCAGAAGAACCAGACTATGTCATATGGATTTGGTAAATGGGCGGCATGCGAAGCTGACCTTATTCGAGTAAAGACAGCGATGATTGAAATAGAGAAGGTAGTTGGGGTGATTCCTCTAACCGAGGAAAAGGAGTCCCTGGTCTCTGTTGTACCTGTTCCTTCGGTGCCACAGACACTTGTAGTTGACCAGTAGGTCTTGGTGGAGTTGGATTTCTATTCATAAATAATTTTTGATACCAAGGCGTTGCTTCCACCATGGCAGCAATTTCTGTGTGTGTGGCATCGGGAAATTCTGTTAGAAAGGTTGCTATGTAACTGAAGCCGCCATATGTATTCTGCTGGTCCCTGTGTTTGTATTTTAACGTCCATTCTTCAAATCGGTGAAGGTTTACGACACTCGGTGCCCCTATTACATCAGCAATATGCTTGACGAAGTAGATTCCTCCTAAGCATCGCCACCAAAAGAGGAAGGCGTTGCTCATAATTTCATAGAATTCAAGACGTTTTGTTTTAGGAATAAATTCGTAGACAAGATATTTTGCAAAAAGGTTGCCGTAAGAGTAACCGCGATGCTCATGGTAGATTTCAAATTCACTGAGGACAGTGGCTTGCTCTTCCTCATAGATTGAACAAAAGCCCACACAGACTTGATTGTAGAATAGCAGATAGTATTCACTGGTAAAATTACTAATTAGTTCTTTATTGTAGCCCGTACCCTCATATATGTCAATCGGTCCTTTTAGCAGACGTTGGTAACCGGGATCTTCTGTGTTACACTCTTGAAGAGGGATAACGCAAAGATGGGAGTCCATTTCTAACTTAGATTTTTATTTTAACGCTGAGCGCCGTCTTCTAAAGAAAACGGGTTGGCAACCGTCTAAAGAAAAACCTCTGTAAGGAATATAAACATGTTGATGATTGCGGCAACTGCTTTCTGGACTTCTGTAGTATCTTCGCCTTCTCCTCTTTCACTTTGTGGACTATACCCAACTTTCCAGCAGTGGTCCTTGACAAATGGACGCGTTTACCAGGCAACTGAACGCGATTACCGGGAGTCTGTCTACTATGCCAATGTCGCCAAGATTGAAAACCATAATGAGGGCAACTTCTCATGGACGATGGACGTAAATCAGTTTGCTGATCTGACGGCGGACGAGTTCAAGTCGACGGTTGTATCAGGCAGTTTTCGCCGGGGGGAGCAGAAGAATACCACAGTGGGGGTTCGTGGCCTGTGGTCTCGGGCTGACCTCCCTGCTTCGGTGAACTGGACGGCGAAGGGCGCGGTCACGCCGGTCAAGAATCAGGAGCAGTGCGGCTCATGCTGGGCCTTCTCAACGACGGGCTCAGTGGAGTCTGCGTGGTTCTTGGCGAAGGGCACTTTGCCCAGCGTTTCTGAACAGCAGTTGGTTGATTGCTCAACTGCGGAGGGCAATCAGGGTTGTAATGGTGGCTTGATGGATTACGCATTTGAATACATCATCAAGAACAAGGGCATCACGACTGAGGTGGCGTATCCGTATACGGCGACGGGCCCTAATACTTGTGCGTCGGCGGGTAAGCCGGTTGCTGCGATGCTGTCAGGATACAAGGATGTTCCGGTCAACTCCGAGACGGCTCTTGAGACGGCGATTGCTCAGCAGCCGGTCAGCGTAGCGGTAGAGGCGGACCAGTCGGTTTTCCAGTTTTATTCCGGCGGTGTTATGGATTCCGCGTGCGGCACGCAGCTGGACCATGGCGTTCTAGCAGTTGGCTATGGTACTCTTGGTGGCAAGGACTATTATTTGGTGAAGAACTCATGGGGTGCGTCGTGGGGTGCGAATGGCTATATCCTGCTGGGCCGCGGGGCGAAGTTCAATCCGGCTGGGTCTTGCGGAATTCAGATGGCGGCCTCTTACCCGATTGTGTAAATTCCAGTAGATAAGATAGGGATATGAAATTCAATGAAGCAAAGGCACACGCAGTTGCTTTATTTAATTCGGCTGAGTTCAAGGAACGTGTTAATGAAGAGGATGATTACGCAGGGGAAAGATATGTTCTACATATCCTCGCCTGACAGACGGGGTATCTATAAATGGACTATCGGAAATCAAGAAGGAAAGGCCAAGCATCTAGCAAAGACCCAGAAGGTAAAGGGTGCTAAGACCTATATGATTCACGATAACTACTCGGTGCCTTTTATCGTGGATGTTTCTGCTGGTAAAGCAACTGTCTTCAAGACAACCTTTGAGGATAATAAAGCGTTTGAAAAAGCAGGCGTTTTAATGGAAATCGCATACAAGCAAATCTGGATTGGTGATAACATGCTAGGAGGTAAAGGATATGCTAAGAAAGGCGTTTACAAGGGTAATTCCATTTTGATCCATGCTGCCGGTGGAAAGTATGTGTTTGTAGGTCATATAATGATGGAGTTTTCGCTTCAGCCCGGCGATACGGTTGTCCAGTACAATTCACCTGTTGGAAATAATGATGTACCTTATCCGTCAATTGTAGGCAAGGACTTTATATACTTCATGTGGGAAGCAGCACATGATGGACCGGGATATACTCCTGCTGCACCATTTGATAAGAAGAAGAATGCTACTAATCAAATGATGGTAGATATTAATGTTGTAATTAAGCCTCTAAAATATAGGACGATTAGTCGCAAGCGACTTTAATACCAATCATTGTTAGAAAAGCAGTTTGTGTGCCGAAAGCATAGTGGAGGATTTCTCCTAAAACAAAGAAACCAATGAAGGTCCACAGAATGGGGTATCCTGTCATGTAGGTGATTAGCAAAGCACCAAGGAAAGTTAGGACTGTATCAACAATTGATAAACCTAAAAACCTAGATGCGTGGGCGCCTTCTCCTGGTTTGCCGAACAAATAACGATAGGGGCAGCCAGACATTTTAACCTATTGAGTGTGCGTCATTTTTTCTAGCAAATCATACTTGCTAAAAGTAATGGCTTCTTGCCGGGTTTGTCAACTAGACCCGAAAAATCATAATTTTGTACAGTTTGGTAAGACCGCTGAGGGTATTTCCGTGTACTATACCAATCCTGCTAAATCAAGGGAGTTAATTGACACACCTGAAAAATTCGTCTTTTTTAAGACCCATTTGGATGATGCTAAAGGAAGAGGAAAGTGGATTTGGATTTTTGACTGCGCTGGAATGCGAACGGAACATTTCACTTCCTATCAGTTTCCCAAGAGCCTCATGCAGGAATTATCCAATGACCAGTTGGAATCTATCCAAGGTCTGTGGATTATCCACCCCAATACCTGGATGCGTGCTTCCATTGCTTTTGTTAAGCCGCTTTTTAAGTCGGAGCTTGTACAAAAAATCCGTGTCTTTGAGAACAAGCGTGAAGCACTCATGCTGGATCTACAGAAGGCGGGATTTACGGTTGCGGCTGGGGAGTGGATAGCAAAGGAGACGGTGCTTCTGCCTTTACCCGTGAAGGAAGGGGTTTTGAAGAAGAAGTCAGTTTTTTAGATAACAGGAAGCCGGTGGATTTCAATATGAA